AAAAGAATTTGACTACACATCTCTAGCCATTTCTTTTGGAATTGCTTGTATGTTCCAATGGATAAATCTAAAAGGTTCTTTACCATGGTCCACTGTAAACTCATGTTCTAAATAACCTGGAAATATGATTAAAGTTCCTGGTTGTGCTCTATAATGAACAAGTTCAGTACCGTTAACAATTTCTTTTATTTCTGGTTTCATTGCTAGCTTTGTAGCTCTAGCCCCGGTTCGTGGTTCATGGAAAACAGGAAAAGATGTTTTTTCATTTGCTTTTAAAAAATAAAAACCGGACACATGTTGATTCCAATGGACATGAGCATTGTGATGACCACCACCATTCTTACTAAATTCTTGTACCCATAACTCACTAAACATAGTTGTATATTTTTTCATATCGTAACCATGATGATCTAAAAATTCCCAAGATTTTTCTCCAATATAATTTCTAAAATCTATAAAATCATTATCATGAGTTAAAGGAGTTGAATGGTGGGATACACCAAAATCTTTTGTACTTTTTATTGTTTTATTATTTTTTGTTCTTGCAGCTTTAATATATTTATCGGTTGCTTTAGTTAAAGATTTTACAAACTCTGGTTTTTGTTCTGACCAAATAGGTGTTTTAAAATATTCGTTTATATACATACTATTTAAATGGATATCCTAAATTCCATAGAACCAAAGAATATCTTGTTCCCTCTGTTACAGGTTTAACTCTATGCCAAACAAAAGAAGGAAATACAATAATAGACCCTTTAGGTAAAATTTCTTTTGCTTTTTTTAAATGCCTAGCTTCTTCTCTCATATTTGGATTATAATCTCTAAAATCAAATTCTAATTCTCCACCTTTATATTCAGATCCATCTGTTAGTTGACAGGTAACAGAAAGTTTTCTAATTTTACCATGATCGGGTGTGCCTGGTTTATTATAAGATTCTTCCCAACTATCACAATGCCAATCATAGTATTGGTTTTTTTTATATTTTGTAAATTGACAGGCTTCCGAATGGTCCCATTCAAAATTCCAATTAGCAAGTTTATTTGCTTTATGTATGTAAGGTTGTATTTCTTTATATATCCAACGATCATTGAAAAAAATAACATTTGAATTTCTTTTTCTTTTTATGTTTTTAATATCTTCTTTAGTTAATTTTTTATCGTCATATCCCCCAGTTATTGCTAATTGATCTTTATTAGATAAACCATATTTAATTACATCGTCACAAAATTTAGGTGTTAAAGCTGATTGAAAATACCAATAATAATTAGACAGATTCATAAGTAATAGTTTGTATAAAATTTAAAGAATTTTTTTGATTGTTTGTAATGTAATACATACAAGTAGATGGAAACATAATAAATTTATTGTTTGTTAAATCAATGTCCCATGACCTACCTTTTTTTCTATTGTCATCATAATAAACCCTAACATCACATTCCTTAACATCAACACCATATAGTAAAGTATAATCAGGTGAGTTTGTAAGATCCACTGGATTTATGTTTAGTAAAGGAGTAGAACATTGTCTAGCCTCATAGATATCTCCCCAACTGTCCTTGTTAATTAAAGTCATTTCATAATTTAATTTTATGTGCTCTGTAATATATTTATTTAACATGTCCCATATTTTAGAAAAAGGAAATTTTTTATTATAAAAATTAGATTGTAAAATATCATTGCTTAATTTTAATGGGTTTATTTCAAAACCCTCGGGCATATTAACATCTCCAAAATAAATAGCTTGTTCTGATAGTAATTGTTTATTCATAAGTAATCTCCGTATCATTGTTTTTATAAAAAGTTCCTATTGGATTAATATTAAAAGCTAGAGAATACCTGTTTTTATTTGATAAATTTTTAGCAACTCTATGCATTAAGTTACTAGGGAATAGTAGTACTGTATTTTCTTTAGGTGTTATTGTCCATTCTCCACACGAATATATATTATGGTTATTTTCAAAAACATCATAAGTTGAACAACTCATAGGTTCTTTTTTAAAAATAATTTGAAAGTTTTTATCATGTTCTGGATAGTATACGCCACTCATCCAAGAATTTCTATGAACATGGTTTTGTGATTCTCCATTAACACCAGTTTTAGTTACCCATGAATTTAAAATTTTTAATTGTTTTCTATAATTAAGCACTTGTTTAAAAGAAGTAGAAATAACTTTTAATAGGTTATTTTTTTCTTTTACCATAATTTTGTCATCTAAAATTTTAACAGAATGAGACATATATGAATTAATACCATAAGGTTGTATACCTAGTTTTGTTTTTTTTAAAAACTTTAAAATTTTTTTATTATCTATATTTACATCAACAGCTATTACCGGCATTGAAAATAATGGATATAGAATTAATTCTTTCTTGTTCATACCTAATAAAAAATATATACTTTTTTATTAATTTGTAAAGTGCTAAGAAACTAAACTTTTTCTTGGACTATCGTTTAAAACCCAGCCTACCGTATTGTCAGCTTGGTAAACAGATTCATTCCAAGAGTAAGCCCATTTATGAGTGTAAGCTTTATTTTGTAATTGTTGTTCTTCTGTAAGTATAGGACATTCACCTAGTGGAGACATCCATGTTGCAGTTGTTAAATTTTTAACCCAAGATTCATAGGGTTTTACATACCAAAAAATACTATTTTCACTGTCCCAAATACTTCCTGTACTTGCAAAGTTTCCTCTAAAAGGAGTACCATTTAATCTATGTGTATTATGAATTGTATTATATGAAGTTTGAATCCATAAATGTGCAGGCCAATTATTATGTTGTTCTAAATATGCTTGTCCAACTGATTCAGTTTCAACACCATCAGCATTAAGCATGTCTGAATCGTTGAGAGTTAGAATAGTAAGTACTTCGTTCTCTTCTGTTATTTTTGCAAATGACGCCATATTATTGAAACCTATACCTTAAAATTACTACTCCACTTCCACCACTTCCACCACCATTTGCAGGGCCTCCATCAGCGCCACCGCCACCGCCACCGCCGCCAGTATTAGCAGTTCCAAGAGCTCCTTGAGCATATAATGAAAATGCACCCTGTCCACCACCTTGAGAAGCTGTTCCATAACCACTACCTGGGCCACCAATGCTTCCACCGCCTCCGCCACCTCTTCCAGTAGGTGTTCCATTAATTGAAGACGTTCCACCCTGTCCACCGTTTCCTGCGTTTGCTCCAGGGGTTGCCGATGTTCCAGAATTTCCTACTCCACCGCCACCACCACCACCACCATAAGTTCCAGGAGCACCTAATCCAGTACCACCATTTGTTCCTTGAGCCGGGTTAGTTGGAGGAGTGTTACCACATCCACCACCACTACCACCACTGTTACCACAACTTCCGCCGCCGCCACTTGCTCCAGGTTTTCCAGGGCTGGGTCCGGGTCCACTACCGCCGGCACCTTGTCCACCACCGCCGCCGCCACTTGCGCTTGAAATTCCTAATCCACTTGATGTGTTACCACAACTTCCTTTTCCACCTGGGCCGGGGGGAGTTTGAACGGCTCCCGCTCCACCATTACCAACTACAATTGGATAACCTTGTGCTGAAACTACTATTGCTGCAGCAGGAGAAGCTCCTCTAGGAGATACGGTATAACAACCATTAGCTGTTCCTGGAGATTCTCTATAACCACCAGCTCCGCCGCCACCTCCACCTTCACCAAATGCTCCTGCACCAGCTCCGCCACCACCAGCTATTACTAAATAATCTACTTTATTATTATCTGCATCTCCAGCTGCTGCACAAACAGTAAAAGTTCCTGGTCCTGTAAATGTGTGTATTCTAAAATCACCTGTTTCTGTAATAGTTCCACCTGTTGCAACTATACCATCAAAAGCACTACCACCGGCACCAAATCCTAAGACTTGATAACCAAAAGATTTACCTCGGGTTGATTTTATATTTTTTGTGTTCTTACCTGAAGTAAGTTTATTTTTTAAATCTCTCATATCTAAATTCCTTATGCGTCGTTAGCAGCATCAGTAGTAAAGAATACTTTAACACCCAGAACTCTTGCATCTCCAGTAAAAGTATCTGCACCATCATTTGCATCTCTAAATAATAAAAAATAAGTTTGTTCATCAACTGCAGGAGAACCTGCGATTGTTATAGCACTACTAACAGGTGAAACTTGTTGATCTTCTACTGTTCCTATACCAGCATCTGTAATTGCAACAGCAGTACCAAAACCAACATCAATAGTATCACCATCGCCAATTGATACAGCCGCTAATTTAAATATACAGTTACCTGTATTTGTATTACTTGGAGTCCAATAAACTTGAAAAGTTACTGTTCCTTCATTCCATGATTTAGGAAAAGCTACTGAAAATTGTGCATGTTCATCTGTACTTGCATCAAAATCTAATACTTTCATATCAGGTCTTGTTGCTGTTGTTTCTACTTGTTGAGGGTCAGCACCATTAGTTGTTGATGGATACATAGCTGAAGATGGAACCCACATAGTTTCTAGTCCTGCAATTTTAACTGCAGCTGTTGCACTTTTAAGTACACCTGTTCCTTTAGGATTTAAATTTATATCAACATTAGTTTCACCTGTTGCTGAAAGAATAGGACCATTGCCTGTTGAAGCATTGGCCAAAGTTAATTCAT